CGTCAGCATCGCCCGCGAGCCCATCTACGAGCCCTGGTGACCGCCATGGACTTCACCCCGCTGCCGGACTGGGCCGCCCCGCACACCGTGCGGATCCGCCCCTACCTCGGCCGCTCCTCCACCGGCCCGGTCTACGGCCCCGCACGCGACGTGCGGGCGTTCGCCATGGACGAGCGCAAGGTCGTGCGCGACCGCACCGGCGCCGAGGTCGTGTCCGAGGCCGAGGTCCACGTCGACTTCGACCAGGAGGTCCCGACCGACTCCCTGGTCACCGTGTGGCCCGGCACGGGCCACGAACGCGAAGCCCGGGTCATCACCACGTCCCGGCACCACCACCCGACGATCTGGTCGTACCAGACCCTCTCGCTGACGTAGGGGGCGCTGTGGCCGACGACGTCCGGATCACCTGGAACGGGGCGCAGGCCAAGCAGCAGATCGGCCGCGGCGCCGCCCGCGGGGTCCGGCGCGCCGGACAGGACGTGCTCGACGCGTCCCTGCGCGTCGTCCCGCGCGAGGACGAGCAGCTCGCGGGGTCCGCCGCCCTCGACGTCGACGAGACCGACCTGGTCGCGGCGGTCTCCTACGACACCCCCTACGCCGTGCGCCAGCACGAGGTCGTGCGCCTGCGCCACGACAAGGGCGAGAGCGCGAAGTACCTCGAGCGGCCGTGGCGGGCGTCGCGGCGCACGACAGCCGAGACGATCGCCGCCGAGATCCGCAAGGAGACGCAGTGAGCACCGTCCGGGTCCGCGACGTCCTGCGCGGCATCGCCGCCCACCTGACCGCCGCAGGGACCGGCGTCTGGGCCGGGCCCGACGAGGTCGTCACCGCGGACCAGACCCTCATCGCGCTCAAGCGGCTGCCCGAGTCACCGGACCGGGCCATCGCGATCAGCGTCTACGACCTCGACCTCGACGTCGAGCTCCCGAGCACCGGGGTCATGGTCCAGATCCTCACCCGCGCGCCCGGCCCGGCCGACGAGGTCGACGACCTCGCCGACGACGTCATCGACGCGATGCACGCCGTCCACCACGCCACCTGGGGCTCGCTGCGCGTCGCCAGGTGCGCGCACCAGTCGACCGCTCCGCTCGGCGCGGACGACAGCGGCCGTGAGGAGCGGTCGGACAACTTCCGCATCGTCACCCAACGCCCCGGAGGCACCCCGTGAAGGTCACGCACCCCGACCCCAGCTTCTCCGGTCCCGTCGTCATCGGGCCGCTCTCGCTCGACTTCCGCGCCGGCGCGGCGTCGACCGGCGACATCAGCCCGGCGCTGCAGTCCTACCTGCAGGTCGCCGGCTACACCCTGACGGCCGACCCGGCCCCCGAGGCCCGCGCGTACCCCGACGGCCCGGTGACCGCCGACTGGACGGGCAAGCAGCTCGACGCCTACGCGGCCGAGCACGGCATCGACCTGGCGGGCGCGACCCGCAAGGCCGACAAGGTCGCGGCGATCGGCGCCGCGGCCTCGAGCACCGTCCCCGACGGCAGCACCGGCGCGGTCGTCGACCTCGCCACCAACCCGACCGACGACCCGGCCTGACCTGCCCCAGGAGGCACCTCATGAGCGAGACCCCCGTCGAGACCGAGCTCGCGTTCTCCTACGAGTACGCGATCGACGTCAACCTCGGCACCAAGGCTGCCCCGGTGTGGCAGCAGATCCGCTTCGGCTCCGCCTACGACCCGCAGGCCACGCCCGTCACCCAGGACGGCGCGACCTACGACGACAAGGGCGCCCCGAACCAGAAGAAGACCTCGGAGTCGTGGACCCTCGCGGGGACGATCCAGGGCCACCGCCTGCCGACCTCGGGGCTTTTCCTGCCCGAGGTCGAGCGGATGCTCGAGCTCGCAGGCCCCGAGGCGGTCGGCAACGCCGCGACCGGGCACTTCCGCTGGTACGACAACCCCGCCGACGCCGTGCCGAACCCGAACGAGGCCTACGAGGGCGACGGCACCGTGCAGATGAACCGGCAGAACACCGGCAACGACCAGATCAGCGGCTGGTCGTTCACCATCACCGGCCAGGGCCGCCGTCGCCGCCTCGCCACCAACCCGGCCGCCGAGGACGAGACGCCCTGACCCCCGCCCCCTGATCGCGCGCGGGGCCGGCACAGCCGGGTCCGGCCCCGCGCGCTCCACCCGGCTGCCCGGCATGCAAGGAGACCGCCATGGCCCTCAAGGACCTCACCGACTACCTCGACCCCGACCTCGAGATCCCGTACCGCGGGAGGACGTACACCGTCCCGCCGCCGGACAAGGACACCGGCCTCAAGCTCGCCGCGGTCAACGCGATGGGCGTGGCCGTGTACTCCGCCGCGCTCGAGGAGTGCCCGACGTGCGGCCGCAAGGGCACGCCGGAGGTCCCGGCCGACACCCTCGCGGTGATCGAGTCCATCAAGGACAAGGACGTCGCCGAGCTCGCGCTCGGAGCCGCGCACGCCGAGATGGTCGCCGACGGCGTCCCGGGCCCGCACATCGACCGGTTCGGGCTGTACGCCCTGTACTACTGGACGATGGGCGAGGACACCGCCGATCAGATCTTCGCGGCCCAGCACGGCGGTGGTGCCTCGGGGGGAGCCGCCTCGGGGTCTTCGACGTCGCCGCGTGGGCCCCGTTCGGCGTCGGCGAACCGGACCCAGCGACGGGCATCTACCCGCGGTACCGGGGCGTCCCGGCGGAGCTGAAGCCGAAGCACACCCGCCAGCCTGACGGGCTACGGATCGGCTGGCGGGAGATCCTCGACCACTGGGTCCTCGTCGACGTCGACCTGTCCGACGCCGGCTACGACCTCCACGACCCTGGCCTCGTGCGCCCGTGGCCGTGGTGGCGTGAGCGCATCTGGTCGCTCCTCAGCACCGACACTCGGCTCCGTCGGGCGCTCGTGCCGACGGAGAAGCCTCAGCCGCAGTAGTCCCGCGCCTCGCCCGGCGTCATGCCGAGCATCGTCTGCGTCATCTCGCAGACGTTTCGGTCGCGCTCGCGCTTCTCCTTGATCGCAGGGAACGCGATGAGCGCCCCGATCGCGAGTACGCCGACAACCGCCCAGAGCACCAGCCAGCGGTTGCCGCGGCGCACCTTCTCGGCGCTGCGCTCCCGCGCGGCCGCTTCCGCGAGCTCGACCTGACGGCGCAGCAGCGCGATCTCTTCGTCGCGCTGGTCGGCGTCCTGCCTCTCGCCCCCTGTGTCGGTCATGGCGCACATCCAACCACCCGGAGGAGGCGTCCGTGGCTCTGACCGTGGGTGAGCTCGTCGCGTACATCCGGGCGGACGGCCAGCAGTTCGACTCGCAGGTCGACCGGTCGGGGCGCAAGTTCGAGGGTCTGGGCCGGATCGTCTCGGCGGGTACGAAGGTGCTGGCCACGTCGTTCGTCGCCCTGACCACGGGCGCCGCAGCGATGGGCGCGGCGGTGTTCAAGATCGGCGCGGACTACAACCGGCTGCAGCAGTCCAGCCGTGCCGCGCTGACGACCCTGCTTGGGTCGGCCGAGGCCGCGAACGCCCAGATGGACAAGCTCGACGAGTTCGCGCGCAACAGCCCGTTCGCCAAGCAGGTGTTCATCACCGCCCAACAGCAGCTCCTCGGGTTCGGAGTACAGGCGGAGAAGGTCCTGCCCATCCTCGACGCCGTCCAGAACGCCGTGGCGGCGGTCGGCGGGTCGAACGAGCAGGTCTCGCAGGTCACCTACGCCCTGTCCCAGATGCAGGGGCAGGGCAAGCTCACCGGCGAGACCCTGAACCAGCTCGGCCAGTACGGCATCGACGCCGCCGGGATCCTCGGCGCCGCCCTGGGCAAGACCGGCGCGGAGATCCGGGAGCTCGCGTCCAAGCCCGGCGGGATCCCGGTGGACCAGGTGTGGGACCCGCTCGTGGCCGGCCTGATGGAGCGGTTCGGTGGCGCGACCGCGAACATCAAGTTGCAGATGGACGGCGCGCTCGACCGGATCAAGGGCGCGATCCGCGACATCGGCAGCGTCATCGCCGCGCCGTTCATCGACCCCAAGGGCGGCGGCCGGGCGGTCGAGTGGGCGAACAAGGTCGCCGACGCCCTGCGCGCGCTCGAGACCAAGGCGAAGCCGCTCGTCACGCTCCTCGTCGAGCGGTTCACTCCCGCGCTCGACGCGGTCACCCCCGCCCTCGACCAGGTCCGCGGGCTCATCAACTCCTGGGACCTGTCGAAGGTCAACGGGCAGCTCGACACCCTGACGAAGTACACGCCGCTCATCGCGACCGGGAGCGCTGCGCTGTACGCCTACGGGACGCAGAGCCTGCCGATCCTGTCCAAGCTCGGCCTGGGGATCAACCCCGTCGTGGCCGGCGTCGCCGCTCTGGTCGCGACGTCGCCCGGGCTGCGGGCCGCTGGTGGGGACTTCCTGAACGCCCTCTCGCCGCTCCTGCCGATCGCACTCGACCTGGGTGAGGCGCTCGCGCAGACGGCGATGGAGGCCGGGCGCGAGCTGACCCCGGCCATCCGGGACCTCCTGCTCGCCGGAGCCGACCTCGCGGTCCGGCTCGGCAAGGACCTCGCGCCCGCGTTGCTGGACGTGGTCCGGGCCGGGGTGCCGGTCGCCGAGATGCTCGCCGAGGTCATCTCGTGGGTCGCCGACATCCCGACACCCGTCCTCGTCGCGGTCACGGCGTTCCTCGCCCTCGCGCAGGTGCGTGAGCCGCTCCAGGACGCGTTCTCCACGTTGCGCGGAGTGGTCTCCGCGTTCAGCGAGAACATGGAGGCCTCCCGCGGGGTCGCGCAGGCGCTCGGGCGTGAGGTCTCCGGGGTCGGCACGTTCTCGATCGCGGCACAGGCCGGAGTGAGCACTCTCGGCACCGCCCTCAAGACGGCGTTCATCTCGAACGCCGTCGGTCTCGCCATCACCGGCATCTCCGCGGCGATCAGCGTGTTCATCGGCCACCAGGCGGCCGCCCGGCAGCGTGTCGACGACTTCAAGAACTCGCTCGACGAGGCGACTGGCGCGATCACGGAGAACACCCGCGCGGTCGCGTACAACGCCTTCGAGCAGAGCGGCGTGATCGAGAAGGCGCGCGAACTCGGCATCAGCCTCAAGGACCTCGTCGACGCGGCGATCGACCCGACCAGCGAGGGGTACCGACGTCTGGCTGAGCGCGGCCGCGAGGCCAACGCCGAGCTGAAGGCGGTCACCGACGCGCATGGCGGAAACGCACAGGCGATCAAGCCCGTAGTCGACGCCAACGAGTCGCTGTGGGAGGTCCTCAACGCGATCGGCGTCAAGCAGGACGAGGTGGCGCAGTCGCAGGCCGCGTGGCGGTCGGAGCAGGAAGCCGGCGTCCACACGACCGACGACTACACCGCGTCCGTCCAGGAGTCGAACACCGCGCTGCAGGAGCAGATCCAGGCGCAGAGGGACGCCGCCGGCGTGGCGATGTCGCTGCGTGAGGCGCAGATCGCGCAGACCGAGTCGCAGAAGGCCGCGACCGACGCCGCGGCCGCCGGCGCGCAGGTCGCCCGCGACCAGTCCGGTGCGGTCGACCTGAACGCCGAGTCGACGATCGCCGCGGACAAGGCGCTGCTCGACCTCGCCGGCCGGAACGCACAGGTCACCGAGGCGATGACGAAGCAGAACGCGACGAGCCAGGAGCTCTACGCGACGACCGTGCAGCAGCGCGACGCGTTCATCAACACGGCCACCTCGATGGGCTACACCCGCGAGGAGGCTTCCAAGCTCGCGACGGAGTACGGGCTCATCCCGCAGACGGTCACGACGAAAGTCGTGGCGGAGACAGCCGACGCGCAGGGGAACATCACCCGGGTCGTCGAGGCGCTGAACAACGTCAATGGCAAGACCTACCGCGTGAACCTCAAGGTCGATTCCTCCGGCGCCACGGTCAGCGGCCGGGTGCAGGGGTCGCCCATCGGGTTCGAGGCTCAGGGCGACGTGCTCGAGTTCTACCGCAGCGGCGGCGTGCGCAAGCTGACGCCGATGGCCGCGGTCGCGCAGATGGTGCCGGCGAACACGTGGCGCGTCGTCGGTGACCGGCCGCGCGGGGACGAGGCGTACATCCCGATCGAGCACACGGCGCGCTCGCTGGCGCTGCTGGACGAGACCGCGGCTCGCCTCGGTCGGGTCGTGGTGCCGGTGGGCGCGCAGCTCAACGCGGCCGGGTCGATCACCCCGGGTGCGGCGCCCCTGGCTC